TAACTTTCCCAACCACCAGTATAGTCTTGCTTTGGGTTGTTTAGGTATTTACCCCAAGACTCTAGACTATTATCACCAAGTGGGTGATTATTGATATCTGGATACATCAGCTTACTAACAACAAGAGTATCCCAAAATTGACATGTAAAGTTTACACCAAGAATACGACGAAGCATAACAACATCAAAAGACAGTATGTTATGTCCAATGATTAGTGTGGCTGCTTCAAGTTGTTCCTTTAGTCCAACAAAATCTGTATGTGGATACGAGTGTACAACACCAGTATCTACATCTTGTGTTACTACACACCAGATTTTATCTCCTTCTTTTACTGCTTGTCCTTTTGAGTTTAAAAGGATTTCGTTTAGTCCGTTTGCTTCGATGTCAATAACAAGTCGCATGGATTGGTAAACCGTTTATCCCTTTCTTCTAAAAGTTGATCTGCAAGTTGAGCTATTTCTTCTATGGTCATTGGTCTTTGTTTATCTCTAGTAGTTCCAGGATGCATAGCCATACTGAGAACACCAGCTGCATACATATCCCATGCAGCCATACGCATTAGTATTGCTTGTTCAACCATTGTCCACCACGGGTTCAAATACTACTTGTCCATCATCACCAATACCAAAGTCAATCTCAGACATTCTTCCGCTCTTCCAATCATAGAATAGAGCAACAGCAATACCTGACTTACCTGGTAGTCTATTCTTTAGAACACGAACAAGCGTTGTGTTTGCAATCTTTTCATCCGCGTTTTGTCTATCGCGTTCCAAAGCAATAACAGTATTAGGAACGCTAGCCAATGCACCAGAACCACGAAGATCTTGTAGTGTAATTCTATCACCTTCTTCGTAAGCCTTATCAGTCTTCTTTAGCTGCGATACAATATCAATATGAACACCAGTACGAACAGCAAGAGATCGTAGTTCTTTCATTAGTGTATCAATAATGATACGCTCTGAACTACCACCCTCAATGTCTTTATCTTGTACACCCATAAGACCAGCAGCCGCAGCTGTAATATGGTCTAGAACAATGACATCTACCTTTAGAGATACAGCCATGTATTCCATACGGGCTAGTAGATTAGCCATTGCATTGTTACCAAGATGGTCATAGATGTAGAAGTGTGTTCCTGCTAGTTTATTTCTTGCTTCGGCGTACTCTTCATCAGATAGATCATCAACAAAAGAAACATTAATTGGTGGCTTACCCATTCGTGTTCTTAGTTCATTCATCATTCGTGTTGCTCGTAAAGCACGAACTGGTTTATTTAGCATCAAGCTAATCATATCATCCATTGTTTCTTCTGGTGATTCTTCTAGCATGATAGCACCCACACTACGACCTTCATCTAGATGGTGCATCATAAGTTCACGCAGAATAGTAGACTTACCTGAACCAGTACCTGAAGCCCAAAGACTAATTTCACCAGACCGTTGTCCAATAAGGAATTCAGATAGACCGTCGAATGGAAATGGGTATACTCTAATGTTTGCTGCTGCTTCGGTGTTAGAGATAACCTGAGAAATATGTAGAATCTCATCGGGAGAATATACTTGTGCTTCCCAAATAGCAGTTACAACAGCTTTACTTGCCGCTTTCATTAAGCATTCATTAGCATCTTTGTAAGGAAGCTTTGCAATCTTACACTTTCCTGGTTGTAGAATACCAGCAATTTGTTGAACTGCGTTTTGTCCTGCTTCATCGTTATCAAAACAAAGAATAACTTCTTGATATGAATTGATAAACTCAAGATTATCTTTGATTGCCTTCAGTGCAGACTGCGCTCCATTAGGTACAGAAACAACAGGCCAAGTACCACCAAGCAACTGACACACAGTCATACAGTCAATCTCTCCCTCTGTAATGACGAGTCGCTTACCGTTTGTACTCTTCCATAGATGCTGACCAAATAGTTCTACATTCTTACTAGAACCACGCCAAGCAAAAGCCTTATCAGGACCACGAAGATGTTGTCCTACAAGTTCTCCTCCCTTGTAATAATTAGCAATTTCAATGTCTTTTCCATTGTAATTGACTGTCTCATATCCAAACTGCCTACATGTTTTTTCATCAATCATACGATGGGAAAGACCAACAACACTACCTCGTAATTGTTTGAAGTTGGTTGTTTGTTCTTCTTCCTTTACAAGATCCATAGAACTTCCTTTCTTTTGTTTATTGTAACCACAACTAAAGCAATAGAAATGGTCCGTATATTCAGCAAGATTATTTCCTGAGTTGTCTGCCCCTACACTTGCACATTTAGGACAGCGACTTCGTTTACCTATAAATGTCGATAGTTCCGTTTTCATTTGAATATATGATAGTATTAAAGATTTGTTCACACCAAGGCATACAATACTTACACGGCTTTGCCATTCCTAGTTTACCAGTCTTAGAAAACCTAAGATTTACTAGTATCAATTTATCTAAGTTCTTATTCTTTAGTTTTGTGTAAGCATCTAGTTCTGAATGCAACCACGGATACTTATAACCCAACTCGACTGCTTTTGGATGAGTCTTCCATTCGTTGTTACCAATAGCCAATAGTTCGTTTTTTCTTAGAATAAGACTGATATGCGCTTTTTCTCTTACAACATTAGTCGCAATCTTCTGGGCTATATTAATCCAACGGTTATCCAACTTCATTCAAGGCTCTCCAACTAATCGGGAAGTGACTAGAACAAATTTTATTTACAAGATCAGCATAGATACGACACTCAAATTGAGCATGAGGATCTGATCGAAGTTTATACATTCGATTCCACGCATATAAACTACCTGTCCAAATCCATTCGGTCATCATATTTTGTGGTAAAACCATTCGTGCTTGTTCTGCACAGATACCGCGTCTAATCATATCTTCATAAAGAATCGAAGCTCTATAAGTAAGATCATCTATTTCCATTTTAAATAGGTCTGTATCTGGATGGATTACATTAGATGATCCCTGTTTAATATTCTCTGCTTTTTGACGAAGTTCAAAAGGAAGCCAAAAATCAGGAGAAACATTTACATAACGACGGGATACTTCATTCCAAGCAAAACCAACCTGATGTTTCTGTAGTTGTCGTGCCACAAAGATAGGTGCTTTAAAGCGCATCTTAATTTGACAATGACTAAAAGGACTCCAGTGATTGTGCTTTGCTAAGTAGTTAATAAGCTTTTCATTTTGTCCAACAGTAAAAAGATCTGAGGACTTATTCATGCTCACTCTTGCTGCATCACAAACAGCATCATCATCACCCATATGATCTACATACTGAACTAAAGTTTCTTCATTACCAAAATAATACATAGAACCTCCTTGGAAAAAAACCACCCATAGCATTTCTACTATGAGTGGCAGATATCCTAGATATACTAGGATAGACCCTAAGATACTATCTTAGGGGTAATTAGTTAGAATCCTTGGGTGTTTTATAGAAAGGACGAACCTTTTCCATCACGCGAGTATTCCATACGATCTCATTTTCAGCATCAGTATATCCAGTAGTATACTCTGGAACATGTTGTTCTGGTACACTACCATCCATACCTACGCCGTTGTAACGATCCTTACGACCCATGACATAATACATACCTGGCTTATAGTTGCTCATTGTTAACCTCAATTGTAAAATAACCTTCTTCGTTTTCCTCTGCCCACTGTTTAGTGACATACACAGAGATGATTTGGGAATCGTCTTCCCACATTAACCCATTCAACACATCTAACACAGCCTTTGCATAGTTGTCTATGTCAGGCTTTGGATAATCTAGTTTAGTTGTCTTTGGTCGAGTTACATATAACTCTATGACAACAGCAAGTGGACCTTGTAGCGGTTTGAATTCAGATCCTAGAATATCCATAACTTTATCCCTTGCTTGTTCTCTGAAATCCCTATAGGGACCAGAATAATAAGCACCCCATTTGCCTACTCTCGGTCTACTTGCGGCAACAGGCGGGATATCAAACTTCCAATTCAAAACGGAAGATCTTCATCCGTAGTAGGTACTTCTGGTTTGCTTTGTTGTGATACAAAACCACCTTCAACTGAAGTAAACCCACCACTAGAAGAACCGCTACGCTCTCCCTTTTGGATGATCTGTACACCGTTAAGGTACAGGCTCAGGGACTTGTCCCTAGACAGTACAACGGGCTGTAGACGCAGCTTAACCTTGTCCCCACCCATAGCCACCACCTCGCTAGGCTTGGCTTGTGAGTCAAAACAGGGAAAGGAACCCTTCTCTAAATGGCTCTTGGTCTTTGCCTTAAGAGTGACCACACCATCCTTTTCCTTAAGACCGTTGATCTTCTTTGCACCAGACTTCTTAAGGATTTCCTTAAGCTTCTTGTCAAGGGAAGAATCAACAACTACTGTAATATTATGATTAGCCGATGCCTCACCAAACTCAATATCTGGTTTAGAAAGGTTTGACCAACGACAATCAATAACTTCAGTAATAAAACCTGGAATCTTATCAGCCATTATTTGAATCTCCTTGTGAAACTTCTTTATTTGCTTCTTCGATCTTCTTCTCAAGATCATTAATATTGTGATCAAGATCTGCGACTAGAGCCTGAACATAGTCTCGTACTCTAACCATATAATTCTTTACTTCACTACCTTCAACAATAATTGTACCTTTAGTTTCTGTCATGTTTAATTTCTCCTTTCTGATGTGAAATCATCTATAGCCCCAACCCTAGGTTACGGCCAATCTTTGTAAAAGACGCAGCCAACAGCGACTGCATTATGCTTAAACCAATTTGGAACAACTTCGACAGCATTAACATGGGACTGATTTAGAATTGCTTCGGCTAATTCTTCCCCATCTTCGCACTTCCAATAAGTTTTAACGAAGTTTAATAGTTCATCGTTTGTTTGATATGTGTCGCTAAACTCGCGCCAAATGCGAATATCAAAGTTAGCTGTTGTTGTTTTAATAATGTGTTCTTTTAGAATCATAGATTCATTAACTCCAAATAAGGATGACCATCTTTTACAACACCACAACTAAGGATTGGTTTCTTAAGATAGTTAGAACCATACCGCATAGCAAGATGGTTTCTATCCACACCAGATCCTACATTCATACCAAAGAATCTAGTATTAGGACCAACAACCCAATTGATACCAGCAACACTATGAGTGTGTCCCATAACTACAGACATTGCTCTCATCTTTGCTGCATTAAAAGCAGGATATAGAGACGAGCAACCAGTACCGTGTGTATAAAAGACATCATCAATGGTGTGTCCCCAATCCCATGACCAATTAGGTGTGTCGTACAACTCATTCCAATTCTTCAAATACACATCAGGAATACCAGCATCAGCAGCAAGTCTAGCAACACGCTCATCGTGATTACCAATACAAATACGCATATGAGGAAAAGCTGCATACCACTTCTTAATACATTTAGTTGCTGCCTTAAACTCATCCATAGCAGCAGGATGTTCTGGGTGCTTCTTATGAAACGAAATACAATGGTGATCTACAATATCACCAATATGTACAACCTCATCACATTTATACTTAAAGCGTATCTTTTTTACAAACTCTAAATAGTCAGGGTGTACCGCAGGAAAATGGGTATCACCGATTACGAGAACGGTTCTTGACATTGAATCTCCTTTGCATATCTTCTTTCCATTGTTGACTTAGCGGAGGCAATGGTTCTCCTCCATCCTCTTGTGGAATAGGCGCATTGACATCAAAGTATCCAGACATATGCATGACTTGATACTTATTTAAAGTTGTGTCTTCAGCAGCCCTATAAAAACGCCCATTAAGTTCTATCTTTTTTCTCTTTACCTTTGTCATTATCATCAGCTCCTACAAAAATATTTAAATCAACCCGTGGATCAAAAGTTTTTATGTCTTGTAGATCCAGTTCTCTTTCTGCATTCTCAACAAAGAGATTTGCAAACTTTATAGTAGGTACAAAAATAGTTAGTTCTTTCTTTTTCTTTTTCGATTTTAAAAGTTTAATAAGTATTTCAATACCTTCTTCCATTTGTCCTTCGTTACTTATGTAAAGTATATCATTGGAAGAAATAAGGAGACTCCTTTACTTTTTCTATTTCAAGAGTTCCTGTATTTGGTAGTTGCGGTAGTTCAACACACAATAAAGACTCAAGACTTTCCTTTAACAAGGCAAGTTGATTATGTTTGTGTATATTAAAAAACTCTTCTGTTGTTACTACTCGTAATGTTTCTACATAAGGAGCGTATGTTCCGTAACTATCATGTACAAAAGATAACTCTAAAATGTTTTTACTTATCAGAGAATAAATTACAGACCACATATGAGAAGCGTCTAAACTATGAATATAGTTAGGAGCAACAGCATTATTTACAGATTCTGAATCTATTGTTTTAATATTTGCGTTACCAAAGTGTAGTTCTTTCATGTTAAATAACTTGGCAACGCTTCTTCTTGTTTCTATTTCATGGTACTGATGAACAACCCTAAACCCACAAGGCGTAGTCCACTCAAGATTCTTTGCTAGATTGCTTGCAATATCAGCCACTTCTTTTAACCATTTCTTTCCTTCATTTGCTGATTCTAAACAACCACGCAAAGACTGGTCAATGTAAGTAGCCAACTCCATTACAGCAGCACTAAGGTTTTCTTTAGCTACCCAATCCAAGTGTCCATCACTACGACAATACTTACGAATTCCGTAGAAAGTAACACCATATGGGTCAGTCATTACAGCACGCTTAACAACAGATCGTCCAATCTCTCCCTCCCAATGGTCAAGAAATATATTACACCATTGGTTTTCTTTTGCTTCTTCTTTCATCATATTAGTACAACGATCTGCTACAAAAGAATAAACATCCTGTGGTTCACCTGAGTCAAACAAATTAACCATCTTACCAATGGCTTCGTCTTTCATAATAGCAGCCCAATGCTGGATACCATTACAAGATCCATCCATTTGTACAGGCAACTGAGTCATGCCATCTGTTCTAAACAACTCATAGATGGCAGCAATCCGCTGAAATGTAGTATTCTTTTTCTTCTTATCCGAACACCAGAATCTTCTTGTATCATAAGGATTATCATAGATAGCCCGTAACATTTCCATATTATCATCTACCCATTTAATACGATCCTTAAAAGAAATCTTATCTTGATCAAAAAGATTTGCAATATGAACTTTTAACCAGTACCTTCCACTATCTGTTTGTTTAATTGGCGTTGCAAAATAAATCAAAGCCTTATCAAAGTCACAAGATTGTGGGCTTAAAAGTTCACAAGCCGTATAAGCCCGACCTCTAAAGTCACAAGTATACACATGGTAAAAGAACTTGTACTTAAGTAAGTCCTTTGCTAGTCGCATACGAACAAGCATTCTAGATCTAAGATGTTCTTCCTTATACCAAGCTGCATATGCTTCTTCTTTTCTTGACTTCCAGAAAATCTTTTCTTCTTTAGTTCCATTCTCTGGATATGGTTCTGAGAAATCAAAAGCGTTAAAATCATAAGCTGGTAGGTTACCTTCTCTAGTATTGTTTTTAAACAAAGTCTCCATTATATTATACACATGTGGGTTTATTGCCCACTCTGTGTGCATAAGAGAATTAAGACCGTCAACAACAATACTGCTAGGGACTGAACCCTTTTGTTTTTTTGTTTGTTCTTCATCTTCAAATACATCCCTAAAGCGTTGAACAACAGGCTTTCTAACATAAGACAAAAGATGTCCACCAGAAGCATCAACAGAATGCTTAACAGGAGGAACAATCATTGGTCTATAAATCATAGCGGCTTGTGTAATCATATCAGAGTGAGCCTGATTAAGCTCCTGCAGGATAGTATCACTAAAGCCAACTAATACTTTCTCACGCCATCCTTTATTATTATATGTACGAATATTACGAAGTTCAATAACACCACTTGTTTCTGCAATACGCAACATATGATGACCAAAGTCTTCCTTTTGTTTT